AATGAGCTTTGAGTAATGTCGCCACGCATAATTGATCTAACAACTGAAACGTGAGTTGGATTTTCGTAATCCGGAATCCAGGTATATTCTAAATTCCCATCGGCATTTACAAAAACTCTGCAGGTGTTGGACTTGGTGCGGCCTAAAATCAATTCAGCCTCATGGTTGAATAAACAACGGATGTCATAATCTTTAGAAAGGGCGTTATCAAATGCACCAGGCAAAATAACTTCCTCAAACATTCCTAGATCGGTTACGCTGTTAACTACGGCAGCAATGCCACCAACTTCTGACGGCATTCCATCGCCAACGGCTCTAACGTGAACGGTGCCCGTGAAAGTTCTTTTTTCTTGTTTCATTTAATTTATTGTTTGGTTGTTCACCCCGTCGGGATTGTTGTTTTTATTTGCAGAGCTCATCAATTGAGCAATCTTTGCGTCCATATATTCGTTGACTTGACTTGATGGCATCAAATTGGCTTCAATTAAATACTCATCGCCGCCATCAAATCCATTAACATCCTCATACATTCTCGCTTCGTTTCTAGAAAGCCAACCGCCTCGGATGCCTTTGTTGTAGTAATCTGCTCGCTCGTTGGCGCTGGCTCTCAACAGCGAATTAAAATTAAATTTGAAATAATAAGTAAGCTTATCATTTTCTGTTAACAGCTTGCGAGCCATTTCTTGTTCGATGTTGATTGCATAACTCATCAAAGTGCGAGCATAAAAATCTTGATATTCTTGCTCGACACTGCCCATCGTTCCTTCTTTTGCTCCAATCATTGATGCGGGAACACCAAAAATGCGGGCAATTTCTTCAGCCGAAAATTTGCGGGTTTCTAAATACTGAGCCTCTTCAGGGCTTAGGCTTAATTTTTCCATTTTAATCCCGGTTGGTAGCACTGTTGATCTGCTTGCGCCATCAACTACATCATCCAATGATTTTTTCAATGGTCCGGCTTGCTCAGGTTTAATTTGAGAATCCGACGTTAACAAGAATTTCAAAACGCCGTTTTTATAAACGCCAGCGCTCTGGCTAATAGCAGCCAAATCAATTCCCAAGGTTTCGGCATGCAATACAACAGGGCTTAAACCCACAAGCGGATTGTCGCCACACATTCCCTTAAAGTGTAGCATTTCAGTTGCTGGAATCATTCCAGGATAACCGGCTTGAGAAACTTTGTAAAACAAAATCCCATCTTGCATGACCGGTGTAACAAACTGCGGTGCGATTGGGTGTAATTCCACGCCAATATTTCGCACATCACGATTGATAAAAGCATAAGCGTTGCCAGTTAATGCTAAGTGGCTTGCCATGTATTTAATGAAATCGTATTTAGTTTGATAAGGGTTGGGATCATTTGTCAATGATGTCGCATAATGCACGATCACCAATTCTCTATTTTGGCCATCATCTTTATAAAGCTTTAAGCCAAGGCCCGCAATTCCATCCGCAATTACCCTAACGCAAGCGTGAACTGATGCGATGCTCAATGCTGTGGTATTATTGACGGCTTGCCCTGATTTGGTTTGATATCCAAAAACATTGTTTAAGGTATTGACAAACCAATCCGCTGGCTGCGATAGCATTGACCGCTTTTCGGGTTTCCGTTGCCAAAATTTTAAATTCATCGCCCGCAAATTACAACTGCCCTAAATTTCCGTTGTTAACAAATCTTATTTATTCCGCCCCTGGGCTAACCATCTGCTCAATGCTGAGCGAAACACATCGTAATTTTTATAGCGTTTTGCACCGTACTTGCCAAAATACTCATCCTCGGTCGCATTATACGCATCCTCATAGGTCCGATATTTCGGAAGGTTAAAATAATACCGATTCATGAAATCATCTACAAACCTCATAAGCTTACAAACCAAAAATCAGATTCCTTTTCTTTAGCCGCATCCTGCATGCAAGTTCCCAGGGCCATCACAATTGAAACGGGTCCATCGACTTTATCGCCAGATTTGGCTTTATTAATTTTAATATTTCCGGCGGGATCACTTTGCAAAAGCACATTGCCCATCATCCAGCGCGTTACCGGATTTCCGTCATGTTTCAAACGTGAATCCTTTGTGAGTCGCTCCAATTCTTTAGTGGGTGAACTCATTGAAACAAAACCTTGGCCAAATGGAAACATTTGCAAACCTTCGTTTTGTAAATCAATAACCAACTGTGAAGCATTAAAACGGTCATAAGCAATATCTTTGATGTCGTATTTTGTAGCTAGATCATAAATCCGGGCCTTAACAAAATTATAGTCCGTCACGTTTCCATCAGTAAGCTCAATCAACCCATCTGAGGCCCATTGTCTAATTGATGCGCCTGCTGCGTCCTTTCTTTTGTAAGCTGCATCTACAGGTAAAAAATACCAAGTGCGAATTGATGACGTTTCCGGAAAATACAGAGTAAAGGCACAAAAGTCACCAGTGCTCGCCAAATCTAATCCTCCATAACACAAAGCGCCTTCTAAATCTTCTTGCTCAGCGCATTGCATCCAAACGCTGTCATTGATCCACGTCATTGCCGTATCTGTCCAAACGTTAAGCAGTTTTGTTTTAAACTCAACTTCTTTATGCACAAATTCTTTGGCTTCTGTTAAAGCTTGTTCCAATTGCCTGGGATAAACTGATATTTTCCAATTGGGGTTTGCTTTGGCCCAGTTGTTTGGATCAGTCCAGTCATCACCATCGTCTAGCGTATAGATCACCGAAAACAACGCATCGTCTTTGATTCCGCCATTTAATACACTTGCACAATAATTTCGATGCTTGTAGCACGGTGATTCACGATTAAAGCCAGCAGTCGTAATGGTAAATAATAACGGCTGTCTACGTGCGCCCATAGAGTTGCGCAACACGTTGTAAAGCTCATCATTTGGATGTGCATGATATTCGTCTATACATGCAAAATGGGCATTTAGCCCGTCTTGTTTGCCTGGATTCCATTCTAAGGGTTTGTAAACCGATTGTCCGTAAAGTATGCGCCGATTGTTTACAGAGTTGTTAACGGTTAGTGCTTCATTAAGCCAGGGAATGTTTTGACAAACTCTGACGCTTTCCGAAAATACCATCATTGCCTGATCAAGTTTTGTGGCTGCGCTGTATACCTGGGCTGCGCTTTCATCATCTGCAATCAGGCCATAAAGCATGATGGCGCTCGAAAATGTAGATTTTCCGTTTTTACGTGGAACCTCAATATAGGCCCTAGTAAATCTGCGTGATCCATCGGGATTTAAAAAGCCAAAAAGATTCCAAACAATAAATGCCTGCCATCCTTCCAGTATAAACGGCTTTCCAGCATAATCGCCCGTCGAGTGTTCAAGTTGTTCAATAAAATCAATGGCGTGCTGTGCGTAACTTTCGGAAAACACCCACCCGTTTGCACGATCAGACAAATACCGATTTACAGCATTGCTCACGTGTTCACAAACCAACACGCGCCCATTAACTACGTCGTCAATATATTTCTCAGCTATGTTCACTGAAATAAGCCAGGGCTTGCTCGGCTAAATATTGGTTGCGATATAAATGGGGCTGATCATTCCAAAGGCCATCCTTTCCACATGGTCTAAATCCGCTGCCTTGACTTCTGGTGATCATAAAATATAAACCGGATTGCTCAATTTTAAAGCTTACGGCTTTGCCATCTGCTGAAATCTCAAAAGCACTAACGCCTTCAGGTATTTCAATTTTTTTCTTTGTCATGCTATTTTAGGTTTTTTAAGTGATTCTATTTTTGAAACTGGTTTAACATCGCTACTTATCTTTGTTCTAGCCGCTGGCGTGATTCCAAACAGTTTCCCAATATCTACCGCGTTTTTCAAACTTTGGTTTTTAATGGATTGCCAAGGTGAAACCACTGGGTACCCACTTGGAGCCGGGACAACTGCGCCATTCTTTTGCAACTCCGCAGCTGCATCCTTGTAAGTTTGCAACTCTGCGCAATATGCCTCAATCAAAGATAAGTCAACACCGGTTAAAATATTATTGCGTTTTAATTCTGTGCAGGTCACTGTCCACAATTCACGTGCCCCGGCGCTCAAATTTTCGGGCGCAGGCGGGATTTGGTCCATTGCAATAACTTGCATTTCATTTTCAAGCACGTAACGTTTATCAAGCGT